GAGGAGTACACAGAACCTCTTGCCAACGAGAAAACTCTCAAGGCCCTCGAAGCTAACCCGTATGCGGTGCTTCACGACGAGGGTGATGGGGAGTGTTCTCTCAGCGGGCGGCTACGCGCCCGTGCCAAGGTATTAGTGAAATTTTACGAGGAGTTGGGAATGACTCGTTCAGCGAAAGAAATTCCCCAGCAGATAATTTGCGGAGGGTTACGGCCAGCCGTAAGACAATGTTTTGTCGATCAGATGAGCCCTATCGACGAATTAAGCTTCAGAACAATCCAGAAACTTGAGAAATCTTGTTGCAAAGGATGTGAACCCCGCTTCTTGGGGAAGCTTGACCAATGGAAAGAAGCTAGGTTCCACCCAGTTGCTGTCGACTACGATCATCTGGAGCGCTTCAAACGTGCGCTCAGGTCGAATGTTGAGAAGGGATGGGACCAACGACGTGCTCCGTTTATACCGAATGGAAACGCTACCCGGCGTTTTACCAGGAAGGACGGAGGTAATTGGAACGTGGAAGAATTTAGCGACTCGTGTCGTTACGAGCTTGTGTTCTCTTCGGGCAAACCGAGAGTGGTGACTCTCTACTCGGCCGAAAACACAAGAGTACTCGCTCCGCTCCATTACTCATTGTATGACATGTTGAAGAGGCGAGGGTGGCTGTTGGTCGGGGAACCCACCGACCAACACGTTTCGGGCCTCAACGGCGCTGCCTTTTTGAGTTTTGACTATTCTTCCGCTACGGACAATATTAAAAGAGAATACGTGAAGGCAGCAGTGAGCGTCCTGGAAGAGCAGGCGGACCATCTTGAACCAGACGAGATCGAGGCATTGAGAGTGCTGTCGAGTTTGGTGATAGATGGTAGAGAGACATTTACGGGGCAGCCGATGGGCTCCGTTATGTCTTTTCCACTTTTGTGCGTGATCAACAAGACCGTAGTTGACATGGCACTTACCGCTATGCTTGAGAGGAAGGAGATTAGTTTCAGAGAGTGGTCCGGACATCGACTTTTGGTCAATGGCGATGATCTGTTAACTCGCGAACCGCGAACTGGAACCAACCTCCGGGGTGAGGTGATCATACAAGGAAGTAAAGTTGGACTCGTCGTCAACGAAGAGAAGACCATGGTCTCTGAACGCGATGGAGAAATCAATTCCACATACTTCCAAGATGGTCACAAACTACGGAAATTCAATGCATCTTCTCTGTGGATGGATGCTGGTGTCGAAGATGTACTGGGTTTCGCGGCCCAGGCTACATCAGACGGAAGGACGTTTCGTAAGGTAGTGCGGCGTAATTTGCGAACTCTGGCCAAGCAGTCAGATAAACATCTCACCGAAATACCACTGTCCCTGGTCGCCGTTTGTCGCAAGGACAAGAAAATACGAGCGGCGATCACCAGCTTGCCCACGTGTCCGAGGACGCCCGAAAGTGGAGTAATTAGTATGGAGTTGCGCCCGGAAAATTATGAAATGAGTAGGGAAGAGGAACACGAGGCAATGAGATGTGAGATCGAAAGAGTGAGGGAGCTGGGGGTTGCTCGGGGATCTGTGAAGAAACCCAAGTATAAACCTGGCGTCATACCTGCTGCTAGATCTTTCAACTCTATCCGAAATCAGAAAAGGAAGGCCGCCCCGGATGTGATCCCGGCCTGTTATGTACGTAGCTTCATCACGAAGATCAAGAATGAGGGTGTTTTGAGAGAGTTGGCTCCTCTCGAAATGTCGTTGCCCCCGGGCGACGGAAGTCAGATCAATCGCATGATCGACAACATCCGCGCGTTTAAACTTACGCGAAAAAGCAGTACATCCC